CTCCTTGATTAATTTTTATTTATTGAAGCGGCAAATCGTGTGATTCGGTCAGGCCCTTAAAAAAGGCATCATCTTCGACCTGTTTAAAAGACGTGACACGGGCAAACTCATTGCCTTCGCCTTTTTTGAAAGGCGGTACTTCGCCCTTATGCTCTGCATCGGGTTTCGTCGCCTCATCTAATAGATAGCTTGTGATTTCTTGCTCGTTTTTGCCCTCTACGATTGCCATGCGAGAAACAGTCACCTCGGCTGTCTCGGAAATTGCCTTGCCTCTTCCGAGCAGTTCTTGAAGTTTCTCAACGCTCACGGCCATCTTGGGTTTTGCCTCTTCTGTGAGGGTCGTTCTGACCTGTGCAACGACTTCAGGGATCAATGCCCTGATTTGTTCCGGCATTTTCTCAAATGCCTCGGTTATCATTTTCTTGACGTCTTTCTCGTCCATTTCGTTTTCCTCCTTAGTGTTAAAATCTGATTTTTCTATCTCTATGCCCTCCAGTGACCGGGTGAGTTCCCGGCCAACGCCAACGGTTGAGTCAGCGCCGATCGGTGTAAGGGATGCCTCATAAGGCGTCCAACTGATCGCAACCATTGCAGGTCCCTTAATCCCTTCAAACTCTTCTTTTTCCATCACCTCCCTGAATTTATTAACGGTGTAGCCGACACTCATACCTTTAAGACTTCCCGACTTGACCTTGTTTAGAGCCTTGTTGCCGTCTTCATCATCATCGAAAATAATTGTAGCCTTACCCTTTTTGTCCTCTAGGCGAACATTCGTAAGGCGGCCTACAATGACATCAGGGTTATGGTTTAAAAGGGCGCTTCCCATTTTCTTGAGCCGGGAAAGGTCAATATTTTTATCACCATGCAAGAGAATTTCCTTGCCGAGCCATGGCCGCATATAAGGCTCTTCTGAGGAAAAAGAAACGTCGATGCTCCGGGTTTCCTTGTCTACTTTTCTATCCAGTTCAATGGAGCGGTAAAAAAGCTGGTCATTTAATTTGTCTTTTGGCTTCATTTCACTAACCTCAAATTTTTCCCTTGGTTGCCCTCTTCCTCGCTTTCTTCCTCTATATCAGGCGCAGGGGCACTTGCTTCTTTACTGGGAAATTTAATGTCGTACTTTTCTTCAAGGTCTTTCATCTTCCTGAGTTCTCGGGCTCGTGCCTCCAATAAGTCATCAATGTCCTTGCCCTGCGCTGCGGCTATATCGGTCAAGGTATCCATATTGTTGTTGAGCTCAATCTCCTTGCCTTTTGCTTCTTTTGCCACATCAATAAAATGCCATCCCGGCGGTATCCAGACATGCTCAAGATAATCCTCAGATCGTGTGCTGAATCCGACGGCCTTAATTTTTCCATGAGCGATAAGATCCCGAGCCACGGCCTCATAGACGGGCGTGCAAAGATGGTCAATCAAATAGCGTTGCCTAATCCGGCAGGAGAGATAAAACATCAACAGGACAGTCCGGGCATTACTGTAATTCATACCCTGCCAATTTTGGGCGAGGATCTCAGGGGGAATATCAAGGGCATTGGCCGGACCTCTAAGGATCTGGTTGATAAATTCTCCAAAAGCATCATTAGGGCGCTTAGGGCCGTGGATATCGACCTCTTCACCAGGCCTTAGATAATGCCATTTATTGGGAGCAAAATCGTGGATGCGATCATATTGATCAGGATTTTCGCTTGCCTCTGTATAGTTTTGTTGGAATGTATTCGGCGCCGGGGTCTTGACAATCCCCGTCATGCAGGCATCTTCCAGGGCTGCGTAAAGCTCCGCTTCTCTATATCGATCAAGATCTTGCAGATCCTTCAGAGCAGGAGCAAAAACGGAAAAGCCGATAGTCTGCTCTGGCCGGATAGGATTGTAGAGGTGCAGGACTTTCCGGGTTCCGTTAGGGTTAAAAGCAGGGACTTCTTCAAAGTCCATGATGCTGTATTTAGAGAAAAAATGATCATCGCCAGGGTGTCGTTTAAGAATATAATAAGTTTGGGGCACTCCCTCATCATCAAACAATATCCCATTTCTAATCTTCGGTTCCGTTATCGCTCCAGGGGGTGTTACTAATCTGTCTATTTCAAGAATTTCCAGGCAGTAAGGAACAAGACGGTCTTTTCTCTGGCTGGTGCGTCCAATTACCAATACACCATTATCTCTTAAGAGAGCAGTTTCGCAAAGGGCTTGTTGCTCATAGAAATTCTGCAAAAGGCGCTTATCTGATTTTTTGGCCCAGAGTTTAAAAAGGCGCTCCATTTCGCTGTTGAAATATTCGGCCTCTTTGTCATTGATTTTCGGAAAACCCTTAAATCCACTGTCCGCTCTTATCCGGCTTTGGAATCTGATGCCCTGGCCCACTACATTTTTACTGATTCGCTGGATAGGGCCAGAGATAAAGCCATTGTTATATTCGAGTTCCCTAACATGCTCACGGAGGGGCTTCATGCCGTCTTTGATAAAGGAGTCTGCTGATCTGCTGGTTGAGAGAAAGTCATAGCGAGTGCGATTTCCGGAAATAGCTTCAAAGTTCCGGCGGCCTTCCGGTTTAAGGGTCTCAAGCCGTTTAAGTCGGTCAAAGGCGATTTTGCGCTTAAGAGCGTAACCCGGGAAAAGCCAAGCGATTCTGTTATCAAGCCAGCTCATTAGCGAAACCTCCGTGCCCGTCCGTAGCTAACCATAACTGAGGGATCCCCGGCATTTTCCAGGGCCTCGAGTTGATAGGTTTTCTCAAGTAAGCCCATGAGTTCATCAAAGGTTCTGTATCGTAAACGCCGATTACCAATAGCATATTCACCTGTGCAGGGTGTACCGGCTATATGATTTGAGAGAGCGTCTTTAATGGCGGTTCTTAAGACCGCCCAGGTCGTGAAGGCCATTAATTAACCTCCCACCTATGCCCGCATATGCGACAACGGAAAGCTTTGTAACTGATTCGGCTGATCATGCAGATTACGGGATGAGCATCACATGCAGGGCATCGGGGGCTGTTCTTATACCGCAACATCCTATCCGGGCCCCCCTCAAGCATTGTTGTTTCCAGTTGAGGGGAGGGATCAACCTTCACCTCACCAGAAATAGTCATCCTTTCAGGCTGGTTTTCAGACTGAAAAGCCTCTTTTTTAGTGATTTCACTTTGCTTGTGTGCTTTCTTAGTCTGTTTCCGTGGCCTTTTTGGTTGCTTTTTATTGTCTACCATGTCATATTGCCTCCGTTTCTCCATAGAGAAAGGGGGTGAAAGCATATATAGATGATGTAGGCACCTACATTGCCCACCCCCTTACCAGGAGAGGAAAGAAATTATGTATGCAGATTAAATTTTAAGGCAGGATACAAAGGAAAGTAAATGAAGTCTTAGACAAAACAACCCAAAAGGGTACAAAACAACCCAAAAGGGTACATTTTTTTATTAAATTTTCCCGTTTTTTAGCTTATCAACAAGCCATTCTTTGAATCTCAAGTGGCCTTTTACAGTCTTAAACCATCCATCAGGCGGTAATCCAGGTAACCATTTGTAGATAGTTTTTCTATCCGTCCTCATTATCTTCGCCACTTCCGAGGTTTTATAGAGCTTTTCATCGGTCATAAAATAGCCTCTTGCCAATTTGTCTTTGTTTAAGTTCTTCTTTATATTTAATCATTGTGATCTATCCCTCCCCGTTGTAAGATTGCCGGAAATTCATCACTATGCAATTCTTGATGTTGGGAAGCATTCCAAGAACTTGTAAATATTTTCTTACCCGTTTTATTTCCTGGTTTCCCTCCTTCCTCCCTTATCTCAATTTCAATCTTCTCCCCACAGAAAGGACAGAAGTTAATGGGGATAAGGTCGAAATCATCACCGTCAAAAACAGGATAGTAAATATTAACGCTTTTGTTTTCATTGAGATCCATGCTGTGTTTTTCTCCAAAACCAAAAAGGTAAAACCATTCTGTTTTCATCTCATCGCAACAAAAATCAACTTTATGTTCTTGTATATTTCTAACATCCCCCTTCTTTATAGAATAAAGCCAATGCTCTGCATTTTCCTTGTATCGTTTTATGAGTGCATATATTTTCATGATATCTCCTATAACCACTTCTTTTTTTTATGGTCCATAAAGTTAGCCCCTCCGAGCCATCCGCTCTTGTTATCAGAGGGGGATTCCTTCCGTGGGGGTAATGGATCCCCTATTTTGAGTACCCTAACCCCGCCCATGAATTGAGGGTCGGCGGCGCTGTGGGCATACAAACTTGCATCCAGGTAATGATTAGCTTTATGTATCTGTACCCATGCCCACTTGCCATCCTTCCCTCGGCGCTTTTCTTCTGCCATGAGATGTTGTGCAAAAATCCTGTCCGTCTCATTATGGAAATGCATGGGTTGAGGGTCGGCATCCTGATTACCGAGACGCCAGAAAAAATCCTCTTTGAGCTGATCCGTATCGAGTAACCAGAGCACGAGGCCACCGGGGATAATCTGACCTTTGCCGCCCATTCCCGGCATCCGGTCAATAACGGAATGCCTTATTTTCTGCCCTGTTGGCCGTGCCATCCCCTTTATGCCCCATGCCCTGCCCCGGCCATTGTTGCGTATCCAGGTATAAATCTCTTCCGTCTTTGACCAGCTTTCATCCTCACTAATACCGCCGCCGGTATCTATGACCGCTCGCCATATGTGTTTGCTTTTATCGCTATTTTGTATCTGGTAGGCATGCTCAAATATCAATTGAGAAACATCATCCCAAGTAGGCAAAAATCCATAGTGAATCATCCACGATTCAAGGTCGTGAGACCATGCCCAGACGGTGAAATAGAATCCACGCAACTGAACATCAATGCCGCACGTCAAGGCAACGGCTTCTTGTGGCACGATAAGCGGGGGCAGGCTACAGCATCGCTCAAGGATAGTGCTTTCAGCAGGCTTGATAGCTACCTCCGTCCAGGGCACGGCAAGCGTGCTGTTGAGAAAGCCCTGCAGCTTACGGAAATCGGATTGACATTTTATCCATTCATCAACCAGCTTTGGCAGATTGCCACTTTTGCCGAGCAAAGAATAAAGGCGATTGACATGAAAGCCCACCTTTTTAGGGGGGTGTGTAACCTCTTTCCGCGCAACCATTTTGCCTTGTTCAACCGCAAGATTTTTCTCGATGGTATTCCAAACCTTTCTGCATTCCCCGCATTTGTAACCGGCTTTCTCTATCTGTTCTGGGATTGCCTCATGTCCCCCTTCCCAGACTACCTCTCCGAGCTCGTGCATAATCCCGTCCTCTGCTCGATATTTACTATCCGGGAAATCCTTCGCATGTTTACGAGACCAGCGGAGGGGTTGCCTTTGACCACAATAGGAACAGGGCACATGCCAATCATAAATAACATCACACGACATAAGCTCAATCGTGATATTGCCCTCATCTGTTGTGGGCGTGGAGAGTATCAGAATCTTGCGGTTGAAAAATGTCTCTGTGCGCTCAATGCCAAGAGAAATAGGGCTTGCCTCTCTGGTCGTGACATAGTAACCAGGCTTATCGACCTCATCAAATATAATTATCTTGATAGGGCGTGAAGCAAGTTTGGCAACGCTCGAAGCCCATCCCATAGCAACATAAGCACGGTTAGAGAGACTTATTTCGCCCTGGTTGAATTTGCCATCAATGATAAATTCAGACAATGCCTCAGAGCTTGCATAGAGGGGCCTTAACCTTACATCACTCATATACTTTGCCGTGTCTTCATCAGCCATAATCAACATAATGGGGCACGGGTCCTGGTGGGTGTAATAGCCTATGATGTTGAGCATGGCTTCTGTGCCTGCTATCTGGGCGGGTTTACAAAAGACAATCGTTTCCACGTTCGGCTCAAGGCAGGCATCGAGTATGGGCGTGAGGTAGGGGGTACGCCGTAAGCGGAGGGGGCCTTTTTCCTCTGCCGGGTGATCAAGCACACGATATTTCTCCGCCCATTCCGAGATAAGGAGCTGCTCAGGGGGTTTCCAGATAGAGATCTCTTTGGGTCGGAAGGTCATTAATCGATAATCTCATAAACGGTTCTTTTGATTTTAAAATATAATTTGCGCCCGCAATCACATTCACTGTAATTATTTCGCTCATCATAGAGAACAAAATCTGTATGCCCAAACTTACGACCACAGACACATTTTAATAATGGCAAATATTCTCCACTGAGAGATTTAC